CTCACCTTTTCCACAATGGGCAGAGCTCTTCCAGAGAACTCTGTGACCACGGACAAGGGTGAGGCTCTTCTTTCTCATGCCGAATCGGCCTTCCACCCCTTTCGCAAAGTAGAACCGGAGGTGCTCAGTGGCCTCCGTCGTTATACTGCCGAGGGGTATAGACGTGGCGGAACAGCCCCCTGGGGCTTTCCACGCCTCTCCTCCGCTTCCACCTCTACCACGAGCCGTGTCTCTGGTGGTTACACCACTGAGATACTTGACGACTGGGCAGAGTGTGGAGTTGGAGCTTCCATGGAGGGTCTCGAGGAAATCGAACTCGCCCAGGGTGCGGACAACCACTACTCGACTCTCGGCGGTTTTCTGGAAACAGAAAACGTCAGATCGAGTACGGTGCGCCCCTGGGTCAGTTCGTTGGAGAGACCCCTCATGGAGTCGGTAGATAATCTCCGCGATGACGAGGGAGGATTTGATCCCATCGATTTGGCTCGTGTCGAGGCCCTTGAGGCCACGGCATGGTCCGCGTCGAAATTCAAGAAGGATCAAAGTCCAACCCATCGCGTCGTGATTATATCCGAGAGAGGGTGGAAACTCAGGGTGGTTACCGCACCTCCCTCCAGTCTCGTTTCTGCTGGTGAACTCTGCCGTAAGGCCCTCTTTCCAACTGTCCGCGACGACCCGCGACTCTCTGTTTTGACAGGGGGAGATCCTCTCGAGAATCTTCCTCCCTGTCCAGAGGGTTCGACGCTGGTGTCGGCTGACCTGACAAAAGCCACGGATGGCTTTTCCCATGAAGTCATCCGTGCGGTTGGGTTGGGTATGAGGGACGCGGGTGTCCCTGAGGTCATATGGCGGAACTTTGTTGAAACTTTGGGAGCGGGTAACCGCACTCATTATTTCAGATACAAAGTGTCCGACATCCTCAAGGGCACCAAGCGTCAGAGAGAAATCAACAGAATTGAGACACGTCTTTCCATGCTTGGGTGGGACGGGGTATCTGATACCCTCGACGTCCCTGTCAAGCGCGGATCCCCCATGGGCACACCGTGCTCCTTCACATTGCTCTGCATTGTGAATGGATGGGCGTGTTCCCATGCACTGCACGCGCGAATGTGCGGTGACGATCTCCTCGGTGTCTTTAACTCCCTTGAGAGGAGGGAGTACGAGAACCGGGTGAGGGCAGTGGGGAGTGGGCTTGCGGCCCACAAGACGTTCCTTTCGTCCTTTGCCGGAACCTTCTGTGAACGGTTCGTGGTCAGAGACGGCGTACAACTCTCTCGTTTGGGAGTTGTGTCCGTCAAGTTGGCCACCGTTCCAAAGAAGGGCAACCTCGGGGCGCTCAGCACTCCAGCGGGTCTCGGGTTCCATCCTTGGGATGGAACCCTCCCTGCCGGAGAGCTTCGAGACCTCAAGGCTGCGTGGGGACGAACGAGGCGAGTCTTCCGAACCCTCTGGCGGGACCAACGGGCCGCAGCGGCAAGCCGCGGGCGTTACCCGGAGGTCCCCGTAGGGTTGGGAGGGCTCGGACATCCCGGAAGAGGCCTTCGTTCTGTTCCTGGGCGGGTACGAGAGTACTTGTACTCTCTTGCCCACGCGCCCACGAACGAACCTTGGCTCTCTTTCGAGAGGTCTCTCGTTCAACCCCCCACACCGGTTGGGGGGGCGAAAGGATGGAGGGGGATGCGGTACTGGAGCCAAGCTCCCCGCGACTTTGTAGATACCCACATCTGGACTATTCCAGACGTGGCCGTCAGATCGGAGGATATCATCGCATGGGAAACCATGGTGACGATTTCTTCCTTTCAGATGGCCGGTGGGTCCTTTACCAAGTCGCGGAAGTTTGGCCGCTGTTCCGCCATCACCAAATTGAAACCACCATCCGTACCTCACCTCGGTTGTTATTCTGTTCGTACCCCGTGGGATAGGGTCATTACAGATATAAACCGAGTTCGGTACGCAGGGGTGATGGTCAGCG